GCAATGCCTCATTTTCAAATTTCGCGGATGAGACAACCTCAAGAATAGGATATTGAGAACAAAATACTGCAACTTGATATGCCACTGCAGAAACTACTTGTGGCATAACAATAGGAATTTGTAGGTTCTGTAACCTTGTAGGATCACCAAGTTTATTAAGAACTCGGGCTCTTGCATTTTCGGTGGTCCAATCATTCTCACGAAGATATGAAAGATCAATATCTCGCATACGAGAACGAATATTCCACGTAGTTTGCAATGATCGGAACGCTTGGGAATAGAACTCTTTCAGCGCCGACTGTGATTTTTTAGATAGTTGGAGTGGTGTGTTTGCAGCCATTATTTATCCCAGAAGGACACAGGCAAGGGGTTTCTAATAATTTCTTCAATGCGAACTTCTAAAGCTCGTTGAGATTTCTGCATTGTTGATTCAGTGAATCTAGCTTCAGCTTCACCTGGTGTTCTCAGATACTTTCCATGAGCTTCTGTACGTTTTTTATTTATCACATCTAACATACCAGCAGCTTTTTTATCTCCTGATTCACGTCTAAGACGCAGAGCTTCAACAAAATTTGCATCATAATATCCTTTAGATGCAAAAGCTCTTTGTGACGAACCATAACCAAAATTCTCTGCATATTGAACTGCGTGTTGAGTTTCATGAAGAATTCTGGACATTGCCATATCTGTAGAAACTTGAGGACCTAAAGTTATTACTTTATCTTTTCCATAATGAGATGCTTCACCAACAGGCATATTTAAATCAGTAACAACTTTATAATCCTTCAATTGTGGATATAATTTATAAAGTTCTGGATGATCTAAAATATCACCTAAAGTAGTATTCTTACCTTCTCTAGATTGATTAATTATAGAGGTATGAATGTTACCTGATTCATCAACAGTTTTAGTAAGTAGTTTTGGATTAAGTCGCGCCGCTGCATCTGAAATTACAGCTTTAGTTCCTTGATCGTATGGAGTTTTAAAGACTCCAGTACCTTGAAAAAATCGTATTGCTTCTTCTTCAGACTGAAGTTTATCTACTTCGGTAAGAATCTTATTTGCTGATTTAGCTGAGATTCCAGATAAGGCAAGTTTAGGAATTGCTCCTACAATCATTGCCTTAGTTGCACCAGCAAGGCCGCCGGCTGAAACCATAGATCCAGCGGTTTCTACAATTGATGCATCTTCTACTGCACCTTCACCAAAAAACAGTTTTCTAAAATATGCAGAACCATACTCTGCTGGCGCAGGTTCTGCATTCTTCGAAGTAGCCTTATTAATAAGATGTGCAACATCAGCCGGAAGACCTAAAAGATCAGCAGTATTGCCTTTAACAAAACCTTTTACTGCCTCCAATGTTTTTTCCATCGGAACAATAGGAACAAGTGGCTCAGCCCTTAGAACCCCGCAATTTCTTCAGCAGATCTCATTTGAATTTTCTCATGTTCTTGTGTTTCAATAATAAGGGAAGATTCAATAAAAGCCTTATATTCAGCATAAACCCTTGGAGCATAAGCAAGTAGATCAAGAATATTATCTACATTCTTTTGCTGCAAAGGTTTATACTCACGAGCTTCTTGCCACACAAGTGCCTGACAAGAAGGATCTACAAATTGTTCCCCAGCCACTAAAGCTTTAAACATATTAAGAATGCGTGTAGACTTTTTAAGTTGTCCTGAATAAATATCAGCTAATTGAATTCCAGCAATACCACGTTGTTCACAGATATAATTAAACCAAAACAAGAGAGAATATTGGTATGCATTTGATTCGGCAACAATAAAAGGACAATTCCATTTAAAAGCCATCTTTAAGGCACATTCAATAGTATCTAATGGACTCATCCGCGCCGATTCCACTTCCCTCATACAAGGAGCTGGCATAAAATCAGCATTTAAATGCATTTCAAAATAACCAACTGCTACACTGTCTGAATTCTGTTTATCATTTGATGGATCAATGATAATGAAGTTTCCAAGATGAAGATCTTCTTTATGATATGGAATTCCAGGAACTTTAGTTAGATCTAAAAGGAAGTTAGTAGTTGCAGTTTCATCATTTAAAACCTCAGCATAGAAAACTTCGGGGCGTCCAGCCGCAACGTCTCTTTCATATTCTTTCAGCAACTGTCTAATTGGTTGTAATTCTTCCCAAAGAGATGTTCCATCTGCAAGAATGCCACCAGCAATAAATTTATCCCAAGTTGGATTTGCTTTGATTCTTCGCAGAAGTGACCATTTGACTGGATACATATTGGCAATGAAAACAAAAAGACATCCATGAGGACTCTTTGCTTTCATCGCCGTAGAATATAACCAATCTTCTAAAGCTTCACTAATTGTTTCTGACTTAGCATCTTCTTTAGTTTGAATATCATCAAAAATCATTACATCAGGACGCTCATTATCTAAGGTAATTCCCCGAATATCAGAATTAGCCCCAGCAGCCATAAGGATAATAGTGCGGCCACGAAAGCCAAATCTCTTAAGGTCCTGACGATCAATAGTAGCACCAATTTTCCAGTCACCAAATACTCTTTTAATGTTTTGTTCATCTAACATCCCCATGATGTCAGCAACAATGTTTTTGGCTTTGCCTTCTGTACCACAAATTACAAGAATAAATTGTTTCTTTGTGAAGAGAATGCAATAAAGCACAAAGATTTTAATCAGCATTGTTTTACCGAACCCACGAGGTAAACCTATGGCAAGTTGACTAAAATCTCTATACTTATTTACATTTTCAAGAAGCCAAAACCAAATCGATTTGAAAACTTGTGGAAAAAGATATTTAAAAACAAGCGGCAATGCCAATGCAGCTAAGAAATCTAATGAATTCTTAGCTGCATCATGAACTTGCTGTGTTTCGAAGTTTATTTCTTGATGTTCTTGTGGTTTTTCCACAAGTTCAAGTTTTTCTTCAATCGACGGCATATTTTGCAAGGTCAAGTTTAATACGCAACAGCACTGTCTCTGCTTTCTGCTTATTATTTACCAATAATTGTTGCTTCTTCAATTCTTGGAGCTTCTTCAACTCGGCCTCTTTCAAGGCTTTTTGTACTTTCAGCGAATAATCCATGTAGTTTACTCAATGCATGGGGTTGAATGGTGGTTAGTGGCTGGTCGCCAGCTTGAACAATTTGATTGTTAATATTCTTTGTGAAATGATTAACAATGAATGTTGGCATAACGATTGGCACAACTGGATTTTGTGCCGCGGTGTTATCAGGAGCAGAACTCCCTCTACGTTTTGCGGCGTTCACAACACTATAAATCTTTGCAATCTCCATTGGACGAAACAATAATGGAGCTGTTTCTGCCAGTCTGTTCAATAATTGTGTTTCCAGATCATCAGCAATACTATCTCTTTCATTATGTTTAGATAAAGATTTAAACTTTAGTTCCGCAACTTCGCGCGAAATTTCTGGATCTGAGGCAAGTTGGGAGATTCGTGAAATGGTAAGTCCTACGGCCGATGCAACTTGTGCGGGCAAGAATCCTTGACCCAACAAAGTAATGGCTTTTTCCTCGGCGCTCGTGCGGTTCATGCGGTTTCTCCAATCATGATCCTATAATATCACAATCTCTACTGCAATCACTGGGGGACTCTCTTGATTATCTTATGAGATTTGTGAAATTTGAAAAAGTTTAGGAAAATCTGAGAGGTGCTAGGCGTGTAACAAAATGTAAGAAGTGTAAAAAGTTCCTACCCCCCGTAACATTTGTAATGCGAATCATTCTCATTTGCATGCACACACGGTAACAGTGATAACAATAGGTAAGAGTTCGTTGTATTGGCACAACAACTTAGGGTTAATAACATCAGACAGTCCAGGGAGAGTCACAACGTGACAGAATTTTCTAAGCGTTAGTACCTATTGACTGACAGAGAGTGACACTATGGTTACAGCTTTTCCACATTATGGTATATTCTGTTGTATTTTTGTTGAATTTGACCTGGTATGGAGTATGGTTTATATAAGTACCGCAGTCCGCGGGTTTCA